CTGTTGGAACAACATTTAAATACGCATATAACAGTGGTGACACCACTTGGTATAGAATAGCTTAATCGGTAAATATACTAAAGAGAGCGAATTATGACTACATTATTATTACCAGTACAGCTAGGAACATACGCAAATGACGGCACAGGCGATGATTTACGCACCGCGTTTCAACGAGTAAACAACAGTTTTGCTTCGTTGTTACAATCTGCTCCTATTGACGGTGCTGTAAATTTAGGACCAACTCCTACATTAACTAATAATGTTGGACAAATTTTTGCAGATAAAAACAGTCTTAATTTAGAATTTAAGAGCTTGACTAGCGTAGGAAGTAGCGTAGCTATTACCAACAATAGCACTACTGTAAATTTAGAAGCTATTACTAAATTACAAAATGATACTGTACCAACTCTAGGTGGAAATCTAAATTTAAACGGTTACACAGTTAGCAACGGAAATGTTCAAACAAATATTTCTGGATACGATATTGGACTTTTAGTAAATCAAGTACAACTTATGATGCAAGCATTTACAGCCAGCAACAACGTTGGACTAAACATAGATTTTGGTAGTGTAACAAGTCCAGCAACTCCATCTATAGATATGGGATCTATTAGTCCTTTACTAAACAACAACCAACTAGACTTTGGTACATTCTAATATGGCATTTAATCCATGGACAGTAGCATCAGGATATGATTTAGGAAGCCATGCTGAGGCTGTTTCCCTTAGTATTCCGTTGCCGGTAAATGTTCAAACAAATATCAGATACACAGTTATTTCTGGAGTAATTCCAGACGGGTTAACTGTGCGCTATGATACAACTTCCTCTACATGGAAAATTATTGGAACTCCATTTTTAACATCAAACAATACTAGTTTTAGTTTTTGTGTAAGAGCTAGCAATGGTACAAGCATAAGCGACAGAACTTTTAAGATGACTGTGTATACTACGGCTGTACCAGAATTTATCACCCCAGCTGGAGAACTTCCAATAGGAATAGGTGGTCAATTATATGCTTTGGACAGCACTTATATAAGCTATCAATTAGATGCTTTTGATTATAATACTACAACTGGTCAGCCGTTAACTTATTATATTGCAGACAACGATGGTGATTTACCTCCTGGGGTTTCATTAAGTTCAACAGGTCTTATTAGTGGATTTATTCGACCAACATTAGAAATTAGTGTAGGTGACGGTGACGGAAACTTTGATGAAAGTTTGTTCGATCGTGTGGGATTCGATTTTGGTGTAAGTCCAACAAACGGTTATGATAGCTATACCTACGATAATGTATTTTATGATTATAACAATACTAATGTGGCACCAGCTAGCCTAAGTGCTAATTATCAATTTCGCGTAACACTTACAGATGGTATAAATTTAGCTCAAAGAATTTTTAGAATCTTTGTAGCAGGTACAGATGCGTTCCGTGCAGACAGTACAATTTTAGACGGGTTTGCTGGCGAATTTAATGCTAGCTCGAGTTATGTAAGAACTCCGGTTTGGATTACGGACAGCAACTTAGGTGTGTTCCGTTCTAACAATTACATTACAATTCCAATGGCCATGTACGATAGCAAGAGTGTTGAGTTTGGAATTGTCGATGCAGCACAATTACCTCCAGGATTAAACTTTGACCCTAACACTGGAGATTTATACGGTACAGTTCCATATCAACCAAACGTTAGTAAAACATATACATTTACACTAACAGCAACAAGATATGAAGGCACCGAGTCAGTAACTGCTACTAAAACATTTACCATGGGAATATTAGGACTGTTGACCAGTGAAATTACTTGGACAACTCCTAACAACTTAGGTACAATACCTGCTAACTATCCTAGTACATTAAATGTACGAGCTACATCAAACATTCCAAGCTCTGTAGTATCTTACACAATACCTTCAAACATGTTACCAAATGGACTAACATTAACTACTGACGGTGAAATTATCGGTGTACCAAATCAATACTACAATTCATTAACTAATACACTTGGGTTAACTACCATAGATGGTGGAACTACAACTATTGATTTGGACAACACTACCATTGACAGAGTGTATACATTTACAATTACAGCACAAGATCAATATGGGTATAGTGCCACTAGTAGAACATTTACACTTACTATAGGAACTCCAAATACAACAACTTATAGTAACATTACGGCATCTCCATTATTAGTGCCTGCACAAAGATTATTGTGGAAAAACTTTATAAGCGATACTACATTATTTCCGCCAACTGATATCTATAGACCTAATGATCCTAATTTTGGCTTACGCACTGATATATCAATGCTGGTCTATGCTGGTATACAAACCGAAGTTGCTGCCGCTTACGTAGGTGCAATGGGGCTAGGTGTTAAGAAAAAACGATTTCAGTTTGGTAGTATAAAAAATGCAGTTGCTGTTGATCCTAATACTGACGAACCAGTTTACGAAGTTGTTTACATACAAATGTTAGACCCTTTAGAACCCAACGGCAAACATCTTCCACAGTCAATAAAAACAACAAACACTGAATCACAAACAATTACCACAGATACTAGTAACTCAATTTGGAGTATAAATCTATCAGATTTAAGTTTAGCGGCACCTAATGCAAGTAGACCAGATTTAAACATCACAGCCGATAGCACAGGATATCAAATAAGCAATCCTAATACAGATACTTATTATTCAAACAGCATTACAAATTGGCAAGAAAGATTAAGTAATGTAGGTCTAAGTGAACGCAATTATTTGCCACTATGGATGCGTAGTATTCCAAGCGGAAGTAAACAAGAACTAGGTTACATTTTATGTGTGCCATTGTGTTTTTGTAAGGTAGGAACTAGTGCCACAATACTTGAAAATATACGTGAACTCAGCAATTTTGACTTTAAAAGCATAGATTTCACCGTGGATAGATTTACAATAACAGCGGTACTTAATTCCTCAGATGAGGTTGTACAAAGCGATAAATACCTTGTATTTAGAAACGATAGGATAACTGTATGACCAGCGCAATAATTTATAACACAATTAACACTAATTACCCAGTAGCAGGGCAAGATAACGATAGTCAAGGCTTTCGTGATAATTTTACAGCCATCCATGCTGGACTAGCAGAAGCATCTGCTGAACTTACAGTATTGCAAACTGTAGCTGTATTGTCAGCAGATTTGGCTACTCAGACTACTCCTGTTGTAAATAACTTGTTAGGTAGTACAATTAGCAATGCGTTATACAATCAGTTTAGCGGTAAGTTTGTTCCAATTACTCAATCCAACAGTACTGTTCCTGGTTATCTTACAGTAGCTGCTGATTTTACATTAGCTGCTGTTCAACAATTTAATATCAAGTACACTGGCACTCAAATTAATTTTGTTAACTGGCCTGTAAATAATACACCAGTTGGTAATAATTATTATAGCGTGTTAAGAATTATTCTTACAAATATCAGTTCGCCTTCAGCATCGGCTACTATTACATTTGGTGCAAGTCTCGGTGGTGTTATCAAAGTAGCACAAAACGATGCCGTGTTGACACAATCAAGTTCAAATGCTACAATGACGTTAGGAACTACTGGTTTAACATACGTAATCGACGCATGGACTGTTGATAGCGGACAACATGTGTTTATGAAATCATCAAGTACATACTAATGCATCCTTTAACTGGTGATCTGTCAAGTTTGAAAGATTCTGAGATCGAATCTAAGATCCAGGATCTTACCAAAAAGTATTTCATGACACATAACTTCGAACTTCAACAGCAGATTAGTAATGTGTTAAATGACTACAATGAAGAAATGACTAAACGCAGACAAGCGTCTTTAGCCAAACTGATGAAATCATCTGATAAAACCCTTGACAATTTAATTAAAGTCAACTAAAATGTAGGCTATGCGCCTAGATAAATTCGGTAATCCTATTTTTAATTCACAAGATATATTCAAATTCCTTTACCAAGGAAAACTTACCAGCCTCAAAGACCTTACAGTAGATTATACTGAAGATATTGAACAGTTGGAGCAAACGGCTGGGTTTACATTCCAGCGATTCAATGAACAATTAGACTCAATCAATATTGCAGATTTTGATTCTGCACTACAAAGCGATTGGTTCATGCCTCCAGAATATAGAGATTTTGATGTAAAAGAATGGTGTTTGTCGCGTTGTACTACAGATGAACAAGTAAAACGTGTTGAAGCAGAAATGACAGCCTACGAAGAACGAGGCATGATTCCACTATTACAATGGACTAAGCATTTTGTAGACACTTGTAATACTAATGGTATTGTTTGGGGAGTAGGTCGTGGAAGTAGTGTAGCAAGTTTTGTACTGTATTTGCTAGGCGTACACCAAATAGATTCGGTCAAATATAATTTAGACTGGCAGGAATTCCTGAGATAAGTAGTACTATAATCTAGGAGATTAAAATGGCATTATATAAAACAGCAAGAGGCAAAGAAATTGACATGGGCAAGCTAGTTCGCCAAAATGAACTTGTACCAGCAGTTGGCAATGCCATGGTAAACGCTCGAGGCGATAAACTAGGCCCTGGTGGCAAGATTATTGCCAGACGTGAAGAAGTCCAAACAGCAGCTAATCAAATTCCAGAACAAATCAATGTTCGCCCAGCTCCTGTAGTTACTCCAACACCTGCACCAGAACCTGTAGCAGAACAAGTGGTAAAACCTTTAACACCTGCACAGAAAGCTAAAAACATTAAAGATATGGATCCGGAAGGAAACGAATAATGGCAGAGTCAAAGGGCATAGGACATGAGGGCTATAAAGCCAAAGTAAAAGGAAGACTAATTCCTCTCAAAGATAATGTTCTTATCACTGATATGAACTTTGATGGTCGTGTATCAAAAGGCGGCATTGTTATATTAAGCGATGACGGTAAGACTGAAGGTGTACGCCATCGCTGGGGCAGAGTTTGGGCTATTGGTCCAGATCAAAAAGATGTCAAAGTAGGCGAATGGATCCTGTTGGAACATGGTCGTTGGACCCGTGGCATTACTGTTGAC